GTGGGATCCGGAATGGATCAGTGTTACCCGCATCCCGTCTTGATCAAGCTGGCCGCTGAGATCGGCATGCATCACCACGACACCGATGCTGCCCAGCGCACCGGTGCGCGGCAGCAGGATACGGGTTGCCTGACTTGCCAGCGCGTAGCCCGCCGAGAAGGCGTGTTCCGCCACAAAGGCCCAGACGGGTTTTGTGGCACGAATTGCACGAATACGATCAGCGAGATCAAAAACACCCGCTACTTCGCCGCCAAAACTGTCAATTTCCAATGCGAGGCCGCGCACGGAGGGATCATTGGCCGCCGCCTCGATCTGTGCAGCGATCCCCTCGTAGCTGGTCTGGCCCGAGGACTGTCCGATCCAGCCCCCACGATGGATCAGCACGCCGGATATTTCGATCACGGCGATGCCATCCACCACCGGGTAGGGCGCCTCACCATGCTGGCGGTAATCGTCCAGCATCCCACCGGCAAGGATGCTGGCGCGTGCTGGCGAGACGACGGTGCTTTCCAGGTCGCCGTTTCCGTCAGCAATCTCGACCCGGCGTCCGAGGATGCGCGGCCCAAGGCCGGAAAGAAACGCCATTGCCTTGGAGGGCTCAATAAGCAGCGGCGTGTTGAAGGCGCGCGCGGCAATGCGGGCATGCAGCATCAGGACTGGTCCTTTGTTTGGTTTTGCATTTCCAATCTCCATAAGGTAATGTGATGCGGTGATTTGTAAGGAATAAGGTCATGCAGGAATCAACCGTGACGATCAAAGGCCAGACGACCTTGCCCCGCGATGTCCGGGCAGCACTTGGTCTGACCAGCGGGGACCGGGTGCGTTATGTCATCCTCGACGGCGAGGTCCGCATCCTGAAGGCCCGCTCGGTCAAGGAACTGCGCGGGGTGCTGGCGCGCCCGGGTCAGGCCCCCGTGACGCTGGAGGCCATGGACGAGGCCGTCGCCAGCGGTGCCGCCGCAAGCATGAGCCCTGATCCGTGATCGCCGTTGATACCAATGTGCTGGTGCGCTTCCTTGTGCAGGACGACGCCGATCAGGCCCGGATCGCGGGCGATATCTTCGATCAGTTGACGGATACTGAGCCTGGCTATGTCAGCCGCGAGGTGTTGATCGAACTCGTGTGGGTTCTGGAGCGCGCCTATGGCTACGGGCGCGCGCAGATTGCAGGGGCGCTGGATGGGTTGTTGTCCTCGACCGAGGTGCGGATTGAGGCGGGTGATGATGTCGGGTCCGCGCTGGATCTTTACCGCAATGACGGCTTTGGCTTTGCCGATCTGATGATCGCCGCCGCTGCCCGGCGCGCAGGTGCTGCCGAGCTTGTCACCTTCGATCGGAAAGCTGCGAGATTGCCCGGGGTTCGGTTGTTGCTGGGGTAATCATCCCCTTTCCGGCTGGTCCTCTCCTTCGCGCGGACGCTCTTCCGCGTCATCGGTTTCATCTGTCTGGTCGGTGTTGTCGGCTGAGCTCCCATCCGCCTCCTGGCCCGACAAAGCCTGCACGCCTTGAGCGGGTGAACCGGGGCGACGGAAGTCGAGGCCCAGCGCGCGTTCGCGAGCGCGTTCCGCCGCGATATCGCGGTCTACTTGTTCTGCGTCATAGCCACGTTCGGCGATGGCCTGCGTGCGGGATTTAAGGCCCGCCTCGATCTGGGCGATTTCGGCATTGGCGTCTTTCAGCGGATCGACCCAGTCCCACTTCGTCGGCAGCCAATCGGCGGCGAGGAGTTGGCTGCGGTTGGCCTCATAGCCCGGCAGCGTGAGGGCCCCTGACAACACGGCGGCGTCCATCCAGCGCGCGTAGACAGGACGGCAAAGCTGCCAGACCATGACGGAATGCTGCCAAGCTGAGACGCGGCGGCGGAACTCGATCAGCGCCAGGCGCGAATTCGAGAAGTTCCCCTTCACCATGTCATTGGCGATATATGGATAGGGAATGCCCAGTGCCGCCGAGATTTGCAGGAGGGTTCGGTACTGGAAGGGCTCGTAAGTGCCGCCGCTGTCGGCAGGTTGGCCGATGGTGACATCTTCGCCCGGATCCAGCCGCACGATCTGGCCGGGGCTGATCTCTACTCCGTCTGGCCCATCTTCATCGTCCGGCGCGAGAGGGTTCTCTGGCGCGGGGGAGGTCACAAACATCGCATACATCGCCGCGACCTTTTTGCGGTCCAACTCAGCATCGTCATACTGGTCGAGCAGAAAGAGCTTCACGATGGCGGGAGCCAGCTTTGAGACCCCGCGCAACTGGCCCCCTTCGACCGGGTCGATCACATGGATCACCTCGGAGGCGGGAACCCGCACGATTTCCCCTGCAAGCCCCGGATCTGTGCTGTCGCCCGGGTGGCGGCGAAAGAAATGATAGGCCACACGCCGTCCGATCCGGTCGAACTCGATCCCCTGGCGGATGGGATTGCCAGCAGCGGAAACGCCGGTCTGTTCCAGCGGCAGCATCTCTGATGGCAGCATCTGCATTTGCACAGGCACGCTCAGGCCGTCGCCCGCGCGCCGTGGGCGAAAGCGAAAGAACACCTCGCCCGCAAGGAAGACCTCTCGTGCCGCGCGGCGTTGCAACCCATAGAAATCTGTCAGCCCTTCTGCATCGGCCTCGTCAGTCCAGGCGAGCCAGAGCCGCTGCAATTCCTCTTTGCGGGCGGCATCCGCGATCTTCGAGATCGGCTTGATGCCATCGCCGACGGTATTGGCGGCCCAGCTTTCGACCGCGTTCACGGCATAGCCGTTGTTGCGCACCAGCCAGCGCGCGCGAGCGGTGATGTCGGGCCCGCTGGCTGCGATCAGGGCATTCACATGCGCGCGCGTCGCCCGAAACCCGCGCAGACGCCGGTGATGCTGGCCTGCGTCAAACCCACCAACAAATGCACCGAGACGCTGCCGCCAGTTCATCACAGATCCTTCACGCCGTAGGGGCGCAGGACGCGACGGCCGGGCTTTTCCAGTGCTGCAATCCGCCGCTCGATGTCCGAAACCGCCGCCGCCAGCTCCGCATCCGAGCCATAGGTGACGCTCTTGCCGTCATAACTCACGCTTCTCGTGCCGCTGTAGCGCGCCGCCAAGAGTGTGCTGTGGCGGGATTTGAGGTCATCGAGGGTCATTGGTGATCCATCATTCCATGTATTTGGGCGTGCTGATCTTCCAGCCGCGTCGCCGGGGCGTGGTTACTTGCCCGGCTTGCGGGGCTGTCGGTTTCTCGGGTGCGGCGGTCGGGGTGATAGCGACGGTCTCCACCCCGGCCTGCTTCTCCAGCTGCCGCCACATCCGCTCGTCGAAGCGGTCAGCCCCAAGGATCCAGGCGGCGGCCCGGGCATAGATCCGGATATCCAGCGCCTCGTTGCGTTCGCGCATCTTTTGCCATTCCTGTCGGGCATAGCCGCGCTTGTTGCGCACGGTGACCAGCTGCTCGGCCACGAGCTGTTTCAGCCATTCACTGTCGATCCAGTCCGGCAAATTGATTGTGCCATCCGGACTGGGTATGCCCTTGGCGCGATCTTCATCACTGGGCCGCTCAATGCGCAGATAGCGATATGTCTCTGCCTTGAAGGTGGCGGTGGCCACCGTCCAGAGCCGTGCGCCGCGCTTCAGCTTGCGTCCATTCACGGTGGCATCGACGAAGGTCGGCCCCGAGACCGGCGTGGCCCGGTTGAACCCCTCAAACCCCTTCACGGGTGCCACCTGCGCGATGCCCTGCTTGCGCGACCAGCCATAAACGGCCGCCGACTCGTAGCCGGTGTCGATGGCAAGCTTGGCCAGCGTCATGAACGCACCCTTCTCATGTGCCCATGTCTGGCCAAGCAGCACGGTCAGCCGGTCCCAGCAGGCCGGATCGTCCGGTCCGCCCGGGATCACGATGTGATCGACAAGCCAGCTCTCAAGGCCCCGGCCCCAAGCCCAGATGTCGACCTCGATCCTGTCCTTCTGCACGTCTGCCCCGGCTGTGAGGAACAGCCCGCCTGCGGGGATCTGCGCCGGGAAGGCCCTGCGCCGATCCGCCAGCCGCTGCCATTCTGGCGCCTCACCGCTCTCGGTCCAGGTCTCGCCCAGAAGCGTGTTGCGCGCCGCGCGCAGCATTTCGTCCGAGCCTTGG